AGGCTGAGTGCGAAGCTTTGATTAATCTTATTGCGAAGGAGTTGGATGTTACTACTTGGCGGTTCTGTATTGAAGAAGTAGCACCAATCGATTATAATAAGGACCTTGCATTAGCAGACTTCTTGTTCGCTCGTGGTGCTATGACCATTAAAGACCTTATTGATAACTTTGGTAATAAGTTCGGTTTGGATTTAGAAGATGAGGAAAACAACTATTACCTTAATGCTCGTTACATGAACGGAGTACCATTAGAACAAGTATGGAACCAGTCAGAAGAGAACCCCTACTTGGAAGTCGATAGCATACTGAAAAACCTTGAAAATGATTTAAGAATTGATACTGATGATACAAGCAACTAATGCGAAGAAGCAAATATTAGTCAGTCAAATCGCTTACAAGAGAACCCAGAACAATGAGGTTCAATTGGAGAAGGCATTGGCTAAATTCTTCAACAAGCTCAAAAAGGAAGTCTTGAATGCTCTTGATGAGTATTGGAAGGATTATCAAATGTTGCAAGGACACATTGACCTTATAACCGCTCCAATACACGAAGCACATAAAGAGTATTATGAGTTGCTTACCCTATATATCAAGAGAGAATACCAGTTAGGTAGTGCAGAGGCTAAACGATTAGTCAGACTTGCTAACAGTAAACAAAGGGTAGCGAGTAAAAGTATGCAAATGCCAGTCCATACAATCATTAAAAAGAATAATGACTTGTTCGGTACTTTGCCAAGTGCAGAAGAACGATTACTCAACCGAACATTTACCGCTAGTGAAAGAACATTAGCGAGAGTTGACAGTCAGATTAATCAAATCATAACTGATGGTTACCGTAGCGGTAAGGGCATCAATGATGTCGCTAACAGTTTAAATCAAAGGTTCGACCAGTTAACAAGTTGGGAGTCCAAGAGGATAGCCCGTACCGAGATACATAACAGTCATAATACTGCGGTGATGGATACTTACAAGGAATTAGATATTGAGTATACTATGTGGGTTGCTGCGGAAGATGAGAGGACTAGGGATTCTCATTTGGAGATTAATGGCGAGATTATTCCTATGGGTGGTACTTATAGTAATGGTTTAGCTTTCCCTGGTGATACTAATGGTGATATTGAGGAGTGGATTAATTGCCGTTGTAGTAATGCTCCTTTCGTGATTCCTTATGGTTATATGGCTCCAAGTTTCAGTCCGTTCCGTGAAGATGATTTGATTAAGATTGATACTAAACCACCAGTTACAGAACCACAACCAGTAAATGAACCAACAGAAGAGCAAATCCAACAAAACCTAACACCAAAAGAACAAAGACAATTAGAAAGATTCCAAGAACAAATTAAAGAATTTGAAAGATATTTGGAAACAACACAAAATCCTACTGAAACTCAATTAAAATCCTGGAATAAAAGTCTTGAAGACAGAAAGAAAATGGTTCAAGAGTTAAAGAATAAAGCATTAGGTATTGAAGCACCAAAAGCTCCTTTACAAGAGATAAAAGCACCAACAAATGCACCAGTATCATCCTTGGAGAATTATACCTTAGAAACAATGAAAAAGGACATTCCTTTATCTGATGAAGATTTTAATAAATTCCTTAAATGGAGTGAGAAGAGAGCAACTAAAAATAAGATAGAGTATGGTTATCAATTCGACACAAAAACTGGAAAATTAGTTGGCAAGGAAATAAAAGGAAAGAAAGGAAGTGTAACATTTAAAGAACAAGGCGAAAACCTTGGAAGTATGCACACACACCCACCAGAGAGAGATAGTGTAGGTGGTGGAGCATTTCCAAGTAAAGAAGATTTAAAATTATATCGTGGTCAAGATGGAGCAGACCATTTAATCGGTTCGCCTAACGAAGTTTGGTATGTTCATGCAGAAGAAAAATTAGGGATAAACCCTTTCGGTGTCCATTTCGGTCAGAAAGAAATAGACGCAGTATATTCCAAAGTATATGATGAGGTTTCTGCAAAAGGAAAACAATTAGTTAAACAAGGTAAATTAAAAACCGATAATGAATCCCTCCGTACTTTTATGGAGAAAGAGATTGGTGATGGTTTATTAAGAGAGTTTAACACACCAGAGTGGCAAGAAAAAGGTTTCTATTTAAGGAGGGCTTACAGATGAGCGATGAGATAATCATAGATGACAATGAACAATCAGAAGAACTTAAAGAATTAGCTCAAAAAATAAGACAAGAATGATGCTTATGAAATTCATAAAAACTAATAGTGATGGTACTATCTATTTGACGGCACCAGTATTGATTCCGAATGCGAGAGATTGCGATTACCACAATGGCGAAACACCATTGACAGAAGAGCAAATCAAAGCATTCAAAGAAAGTTACGAACGATACGGATTCGTAGACCACGAACACGGTTTAACCCGTGATGGCAGAAAAATAGGAGAACCATCACAAAGTATAATTTTAGATCATGATACTACTTTCACAACATTTGATGGCACAGAGACCATGTACCCTGGTGGTACTTGGTTGTTGACTACTCATATTACCGATGACGAGGCTATCTCCGAGGCAATGAAGGGTTATTATACTGGCTACTCCCCAAGTATTCTGCCAAGAGAATCAGCCGATAAATACTTGGCTGCACTTAAGGCAGGAAGAGAAGATGAGTGTGCCTGTAAAAACCAAATATCTAGTATGGGCAACAGTCTGATTAAGGATGTGCCAGACCCAGTAGTATTAAGTGTAAGCTTGACAAGGCAACCTTGCTTACACGAAAGTAAATTCTGTAAACTAAGTGATACTATGGAAAACCAAGAAGAAGTAAGTTTAAAAAGCAAAATTCTTACTGCTATGGGAATGACCGAGGAAGCAGAAGTAGTGGCTTTAAAGTCCGAGGTCTCTGAATTAAAAACAGAGATTGAAGGATTAAAAGCAGACTTCTCCGAAGCACTTAAATCCATGCAGGAAGAGTTCAAACAAACTTTAACTGAAGCTTTAACTCCAGTAGATGAGGTTGCTGAGAAGGCAAGCATTGAACCTGCTAATGATGCAGTCGTGGAAGAAGAAGCGGAAGTTGAAGTTGAAGAAGAAGCAGAAGAAAAAGAAGAAGTAGTTGTTGAAGAAGAACCAGTAGAAGAAGAGGAAGAAGTGGAAGTTGAGGAGGAGCCACAGAAAGCAGAGAAAGGCGAATCCAAAGCAGAACCAGTACACGACAACATCGCAGAAAAAACTGAAATTATTAACATTTATAAGATTATGGGCAGAAATGCCGACGGAACAAGAAGACACTAATTAGTGAGGTTATTTTTATGGAGAATCAACATATTTTATCCCAAATTGTAAACGAACAAGAGAAAGAAGTATTTAAGACTATGAGAACCGACATGGCAGGTGTTAAGGCTTTACTGAATGATGAGCAGTTCGCTCAATTCATGAGAGCTGCAACTATTAACCAAACCATCCTTGCAGATGCATCATTCAGAAGGATGAACAGTACATCACAAGTGGTATCCTCCACCAAAGTTGTTGGTAGAGTATTACAAAACGGTTACGATTCTAACGGTGACACTCAAGACCAATTAACCGAAGCAACCATTGGTTTCGGTAAAGCAGAGTTAAACGCTAAGAAATTAAAAGCAAAAACCTCCTTACTCGATGATGATAAAGAGGACAACATTGAACAAGCAGCATTCGAACAAACTCTCTTATCTATGATGGGTGAAGCAGTTGGTATCGACTTGGAAGCATTAGCAGTATACGGAGACACCACCAAGACCGGACTCTTCGGTGTTACTAATGGATGGTTAAAAGGAGCAACCAACCACATCGTACAAGGAACCGATTATGATGTAACCACCAACGGAGTAGTTGACTTATTCAATCAAGCAATCTACAAATTACCTGCTGCATACAGACAAGCAAACCTCATGAAAGACTTAGTCTTCTATGTACCTTTCGAAGTTTACGAAGCATACAGGAACTTCCTCATTGATCGTGAAACTGGATTAGGTGACTCCAGTTTACTCAATGCAGATGAATTGAAATTCAAAGGAATTCCAGTTAAATATGCTCCAGTCCTTGATGCTGCAGATGGCCGTACTTCCTATGGTAAAGTTGCAGGTTGTATCTTAACTGTACCGGAATTCTTATGGTATGGTGTATGGAAAGACCTTAGCGTGGAGCCTAATCGCGTTGTCGCAGAAGAAAAAACCGAATACTTCTACCGTATTAGATGCGATGCATCCTTACAATGGACTGATGCTATCGTTGTCGCGGACATGACCGCAGCACAAGCAGCAGCCTTACTCTAAAACCATTTTTCTATTTTTTTCTTTTTTAATAAGGAGTGATATTCATGTCTATGAAACTTAAGAAGAAAGTTAAAGAGTTAGAAGAAAGAGTTGAAGCCTTAGAAGAGAAAGCAGAAGAAGGCAGTGGAAAATAATGGGAGGATTTAGTGTATGGCAGAGAAGAAACAGACTGCCAAGAAAGGCACTAAAAAAACTACCAAGAAGGTTGAGTTGGTGCCTTTCGATGAGTTACCAATAAACGTAAGAAGAAACCGCAAATTGCTTTACGAATACATAAGGACAGGAGAACTACCCTAACTGGTTCTCCTAAAATTTTTTTTATAAGATTATTATGTGGATTAGTGTAGATGATGTAATACATTTTCACGGTTTGAAACCACAACACTTGAATCTAGCAAAAGATGACACCACCACATTAAACAGTATCATAACAAGTTGGATTAATCAGAGCGAATCTTTGATTAAAACATATTGCCACATCAAAACCATAGAGGATAGTGATGTATCTGATGCGATGCGAAATGTCTGCCTACGATTGACCAGTAACATGGTATCATTAGCGATTCAGAAACGTGATAATCCAATAATCAAAGTCAATGACTGGACAATACAAGGATTAAGCAGTGATATTTTCACAGATGACCTCAAAGCAGACCTTGCACCATTCGTAAAGGACAGTACCAACGAACCAGATGCAATAGGCATACTAGCAATCACAGGTGAAGACCTATGGAACTAACACTAGAAATAGACACAAGCAACATAGGCAACCTACCAAGTCGTTGGCAACAAGCAAAAGCCCAGGGACTCCAAGAATCCGCCGAAACAATGACCAGGTTCCTCATGCAAAACAGTCCAGTAGACCACGGATTATTGAAGTCCTGGTTTATTGAATCCATAGATGAAGAACAAGCAACCATCAAATCACCGGCAGAGTATGCGATCTACCAAGACCAAGGAACACAACCTTACCTGATACAAAGCAGAAGACCGAACGGTTACTTGTTCTGGGAAGGAGCAGACCATCCAGTCAAGACAGTGCATCATCCAGGAATACGAGCCAAACACTTCGTGCAACAGAGTATGGATGAGCTTGCACCATTAGCACCAGGCTACTTCCTACGAGCTTTAGAGGAGAGTGGTTAAATGAGTGTTGGTATTGTTACTGGTATGGAGAAACTGTATAAGGTCATCATGGGTTGTTTGGAAGCAGAGAATGTGGAAGATGGACTCCTTGAAGATGTCGAGACAATAATCAATTCCTATTATAATGAGAGTCATCTTGAAGAGCCAATCGTATGGGTTACCCAACACCCCGCTACTGCAAACCGACAAGCCGACTTATCACAGACTATGGAGTTGACCGTGCCATTCGAGTTTGATTGCGGAGTCTACGAAGCAGACCTTGAAGACAGCAACCTTGAGAGTCAGAACCTTGCCAACCGAGTAATAATGAGTATACTGAACAATTGGCAACAAATACAGGCAAGGGAACTACCCAATCAGAGATTAATAAGGAACATAACCTTACAAACCTACAGTCCAGTTGGTTATGTGAATGTAACCAACAAATCTGATAAGGTGGCTGTAACTGGTGTCATCTTGAATGTTAATATAATAATCAATTGGAAAATGTGTTACAAGAAGATAATGAATGGAGAATAATGATAACATGGTAGATAGAGGATTCGGATTAGAATTAGAAGAAACATATGGCGACACTAGTGTCAGTAAATCCTCATTTGACCCTAACTTCTGGAACCAAGCCGAAGAAGTCGAGTTCAAACTCAATGACGAACCAATCACCAAATCCGGTGGTTCCAGAATGAATAAAAGGGCAAGAGCAGGGATAATGAAACCAACAGGCAGCACTAGTGCCGATGCTGATTTGCAACAGTTGACATGGTACTTCCGTGGCTACTTGGATAATTATGTTTACACCGCCGGTAATGGTGATGTTCACACTCACGAGTTTTATGGTGGCGAAGGCAAAGAATTACAATCTTTCCGTGGAATAGCAGTCTATGATATGCTCAAAAAATACTTGTACGGTTTATTATGTGATGGAATGAGCCTTGAAGTAAGTGATGAGTCAATGACTGTGGGTGCCGATTGGATATACAAGACCGAGAAAGCAGGAATAATAGGAACCGGTGGCGAAACATTCACCAGGCCTGATGAGTTAACCGCAGAACAAATATTCATCATGTTCTACGATGTAAGCTTGAAATTGAATAACTTGCCACTTGATGGTGTATCTACTGCTTTCAGTTTCGAGGGCAATAACAATCATGATGTGGATTCAAGCATCGGATTAGGCAGCAGGTATCCGCAGAAAAGAGCAGTCGCTGGTAAAAGAGAAAACGAAGTAAGTATTACCACTACTTTGACTAGTGATACTGTCCGTTCAATATTAGATGCTCAGTACGGGGAAGTCGGAGCACTAGAACCAAGCAGTTGTAAATTATTACAATTGCCACTTGAAGTTAATATCGCACACTGCGAAGACACCGACATAAACTGCAAGATCGTATTCCCAAGATGCACCGTGAATGTTGAATACAGTATGAGTGGAACAGATACTGTGGAAGTGACAATGACACTTGAAAGCCTTGGCAGTGCCAAGGTCGCATTGGCAAGTGGAACCGAAGTCGAAACCGATATGTATGTGAAACTTATGAATTACCAGGAAGAACTCACCGCCTCCAACTAATACTTTTGGAGGCTTTTTTCTTTTTTTTTATTAGGCGTGATTAATGATGAGTAACCTTGAAATATTACAGAAACTAACCCTTGGCACAGAAGCAACTGAAACAATCACAGTTAATGGTGAAGAAATCGAGATTAGACCATTAACCAGTGGAGAATTATCAGAATTGCAAACCATTGAGAAAAAAGGCTTCGTGATGAAAGTAGGATTAGGAGCCAAAGGCAAAAAGACAAGAGTCGAAACCAACAATACAGATGTGGATATTAATGCAGGGGAATTCACCCATTACCAAACAGAAGCATTATACAAGGGAGTTGCTTATGGTTTAAGTGTCAATGGCGAAACCGTGAAACCAGAACAAATACAAAACCTACCAGCAGGAGTACCAGAACAAATATTCAAAGCCATAATAGGCATAAGCAACATTAACGATAACGATTTAACAATCATTAAAAACTTTCGCAAAGAGTAATGAAGGCAGAATACTCTACGAACAATACCGTGCTGGCATAATCCACGCACCCAGTTTTTGGGAGCAGACATTATGCCAGCAAACTTTTTTTAGCATAGGAGCAGCAGAAGACATACGTTTCAAGGAGACTTTGGATACTAAAATTACTGCCCTTTGCGAAGCGAACGGAGTGAAATTCAAAAAACAAAAGAGGTAAGATATGGAAGAAGAGTTAGAAGTCATACTTCGTGCAGTGGATGAGGCTTCCGATACCTTTGAGAGTGTTACAGGTGCCGCCGAGAATATGGGCGAATCAGTACAAGGCGGAGCAGAACAAGGCAGTCAAGGATTAGATGAGATGGAAGAATCCGCCAGTACCGCCGAAGACCCACTTGAACAGATAAGCTCAATCATTAGTGGCTTGGCAGGTGCAGAGATATTCAACCAGTTAGCGGAAGGATTATGGGATGTTGCCGACAAGGCAGGTAACTTCGAGGACTCCTTGATGCGTGCAAGGCTCGAAGCCGAGGGAGCAGGTATTGATGTCAATGCAATGACCGATGCAGTGAGCCAGTTATCATCTGAAACTGGAAGAGCCGGTGGTGAAATCAGAGAATCCTTTATCAAGGCTACTGCAAGGGGTATCACTGATATAGGTAGTTTCAAGTCAATGATGGAAGGAGCCGGTGCACAAGCCACACTCCTTGGAACTGACATCGGCACAATGGCTGACAAGATGAGTGGAATGGCGATGCGATCAAGTGTTATGGAAAGAACTCTCGCGAATACGGGTATCACTGTTGAAGAGTTGGGTAATGCTCTTGGCATTCAAGGAGCCACCATTGATGATGTTAATGCCAAATGGGCGACCATGGATACCAACCAAAGAGCCGCAGCACTTGGTATGGCTGCAAGTATGAATGAGGGTCAGACCGCGAATGAAGAGTATAAGAAAAGTTGGGCCGGTTTGCAAGCTCAAATAGACATAGCAAAGGGAAGACTTGAAAGGTTAGCAGGTGAAGTGTTGTTACCAGTATTGGTACCTGCTTTGGAAGTTGCCGGTCGAGTATTGAACTGGCTTGGAGATACCATTAGTGCAGTTATGAATGGCCCATTAGGTGGAATTATAAGTGTGGCTGGTGCAGTTGTTGCCGGTTTTGCTTTACTGATTCCTGCAATAATGGCTGTTCAAGGAGCGATGACCTTGTTTGAAGCGAGTTTGTTACCGGCGATTACTGCATCCTGGGCTTTATTGGCTCCGTGGTTGCCTTGGATTGCATTGGGTGCTGCTATTGTGGCTGTGATTTATGAGATTGGTAAAGCGTTTGGCTGGTGGGATGATGCTAGTGGCATGATAGATGCTATAGGTGCTGGTCTTAACCGTTTATGGGAAGCTTTCATAAATCATCCTGATGTTCAAGCATTCATACAGGCGATGAGTGATGCGTGGACAGTCCTTAGTAATGCGGTTCAACCCGCGATTGATGCAGTATTATCTTTCTTCGGTGTGAACATGAGCGGAAACTTCGACATTGTGAGAGCCTTGATTGATGCTATTGGCTTCGCTTGGAATGCTATCACTGCTCCGATAAGGTTGGTGATTGGTCTGATTTGGCAAGTGATAAGCGTATTCCAATCACTCGTTAGTGGTCAGATAAGCCTCCAACAAGCTATTATAATGATATGGGGTGCGATTACTGGTTTCTGGAGCACCATACTGACAAGATTATCAAGCCTCCTGCTCTCCGTATTCAGTAGGATGGTGAATAATGCCCGACAGAAAGCACAAGCCATCGTAACCGGAGTAATCACCAGCATAACAACACTACCCGGCAAGATGACCACACAATTATTAAAAGGAGTTACCAGTATAGTTAATGCTGGT